ATCCCCTCTCAGACCTGGGGCGGGTACTTCTGATGGGCCGCCTGGACTGGAAGCGGTCGGGGCGGTTCAACGCCAACTACGAGACCACCGAGATCATGGCGTCCCTGCGGGGGCGCCAGCACGAGGTCGGCGAGATGGTCCAGTACTACCGCTACTCCCACACCGACCCGGCCGGGGACGACCTGTACGACGAGGCGACGGGGCAGGGGAAGACCTTCATCGGTCCCTACAGGATCCCGGCACTGCACGTCATCCACAGCCAGGGCGCCTCGCAGGACACCCCGCAGGGTCTGTACACCGTCGACAACATCTCCGTCACCGCGTCGTTCGACAGTCTGCGGAAGATGGGGTTCACCGACCAGGACATCGACCACGGCAAGTACCTGGTCGACCGGATCGTCTACGACAACTCGGTTTTCCGCGTCACGTCCATTTCTGTTCTGGGCCAGATTCAGAACCGGGACATCATCGTCGGTATCGAGTGCGTACAGATGAAGCCGGACGAGCTGGTCAACGATGCGCAGTTCGCGCACTGGTCCCAGACGGTCTGACTATAAACTTCTCCGGCTTTCTTGGGATCCTGAATGGCGGAAGACTTTCTGCTATTCGAGACCCGTGAGGCCCGCTTTGCCATGGCTCATCAACGAGGACCGCGCCGTTAAGGCGAAACTCCAGGGCCTCTCTGTCACCGACGCGAATGCACCGGACGGCCGACCCGTTCCGGTGCGTTACCGCATTCCCGAGGTGGAGCTGGCCAAGCAGACCTTCCCCCTGATCGTCATCGAGCACGCGGGGATGGAGAAGGCCGACGAGCGAGAGCACCGTGGCCCCGTCTACCTGCCGTACGCCCCCGAGGGTGCGACCGGCTGGTGGGCGGAGGGGGACACCTCCTACGACGTCACGCAGTCCCCGTACCTCGTCGAGTACCCGATCCCCTTCGACCTGCGGTACCGCGTCATGGTCTTCACCCGTCTCGCGGAGCACGACATCGCGCTGGCGTCCTTGATGATGCAGCGCGACCGGCTTCCTGCGCGGTTCGGGTTTCTGGAGATTCCCGAGGACGGAACGGTACGGCGCCTGGATCTTCTCGGCGGCCCCGAGCTGGCCGACACCCGCGACGAGAACGGAAAGCGTCTGTTCCGTCGCGAATACCTGATCTCTGTCTCCAGCGAAATGCTTCCTTCCGTCGCCGACGCGTACGTCAAGGCGACCAGCGTGGCGCTGGGGTTCGAGTACTTCACGGACCACGTAATCCGCCCATGATCCGGACCCAGGATTCGTAACCCCAGGAATTCCCTTTACCCAGGAGAAACAGATGACTGTCTACAAGCGGCCGGGTGTCTACATCAGTGAGACTCTGGCCCCGCTCAGCCAGACCGTAAACACGCCGGGCGAGTCCGTTGCGGCGTTCGTCGGCAAGAACAAGCAGGGCGGTCCGCTGGCTCCCACGCTGGTGTCGTCCTGGTCGCAGTACGTGGCCACCTTCGGCGCCTTCGGCGACACCTCGGACCTGCTCCCGTTCGCCGTCTACTCCTACTTCAACAACGGCGGCAACGCGGCGTACATCGTGCGTGCGGCGGCCTCCGACGCGGTCGCGGCGCAGATCTCTCTGGACGACACCGAGGCGACTCCCGAGCCAAGCCTGAAGATCACCGCGATCTCCCCGGGCTCCTGGGGCAACACGGTCTACGTGGATGTCGCTGCGGCCTCGTCCGGCGGTGGTCGCTTCGACCTGTTCGTCTACGTCGGCGGTGACACTGCGGCCTTCCTCAAGGAGCGCTTCACCGACGTCTCCCTGGACCCGGCCGACTCCCGCAACGCGCAGGCCCTGATCAACTCCCCGGTCACCGGCTCGTCCTTCATCCAGGTCCAGAGCCTGCTTAATACCGCGTGGGTCCCGACCCACGCCCCGGCCATCCAGACCGGCGTCGCTCTGACAGGCGGCTCGGACGGCACGGCGGCCATCGACCTGGCGACCGCGACAAAGCGGCTGGAGACCGTCGAGGCGAACCTGGTCCTCAACGTCCCGGGCGTCACCGACGCGACCGTCCTCAACCCGATCATCGCGTGGGCCGAGGACCAGGGCAACGTGTTCGTCGTCGTGGACGGCGTGAAGTCGACCTCGGCCGACAACGCCCACTCCTACGCGCTGTCGCTCCAGAACATGTCCACGGGCGGCTCCGCGCTGTCGGCGTCCTCGTACGCGGCCGTGTACGGCCCGTGGCTGATCGTCAACGACCCGGCCACCACTGCTTCCGGCTCGGCGCGTCTGCTGCCCCCGGGCGGTGCGGTCCTCGGTCAGTACTCCCGTACGGACGCCTCGCGTGGTGTGCAGAAGCCTCCGGCCGGTATCGACACCGTCCTCAAGGGCGTGCTCGACACGGAGTTCCGGTTCTCCAACGACGACCAGGACGCGCTGAACGTCGCTGGCATCAACGTGCTGAAGTCGCTGCCGGGCACGGGCTTCGTCATCTACGGCGCCCGCACGCTGTCCACCGGCATGCCGGACCGGTACGTCTCCATCCGCCGCTCGCTGATGCTGATCAAGAAGGGCATCCTCGATGCGACTCGCTTCGCGGTCTTCGAGCCCAACGACCAGATCCTGTGGGACCAGATCAACGCGGTCATCACGCAGTACCTGCTCACTCTGATGCAGACCGGTGTGCTGGCCGGGACCACCCCGGACCAGGCGTACTTCATCACCTGCGACTCCTCGAACAACACCGCCGCCTCGGTGGCCAACGGCGTCGTGAACATCAGCGTCGGTGTCGCGCTCCAGACCCCGGCCGAATTCATCGTCATCGAAATCGGCCAGTACTCGGGTGGGTCCTCCGCGACCGACTCGACGGCCACTTCCTGAGAGGTAACTGACTGATGGCTACGACCACTTCGACCGTGGGGCACATCGCAACGGACCCGTTGCGTAACTTCAAGTTCCAGGTCCAGATCCAGCACCCCGGCATCAAGGGCTTCGCCCGCATGGGCTTCATGTCCGTTTCGGGACTGAACGTCACGACTGAGGTCATTCCATACCGTGAGGGTGGAATGAATACGACAACGCAGAAGATGCCCGGACAGTCCGACTTTGCCCCGATCACGCTGTCCAAGGGCCTCGCGGTCGGCGACAGCCAGATGATGGACTGGATGCGCCAGTTGTTCACCGTCATCCAGGGCACCGGCTCCGGCAAGGCGGGCGCCGAATTCCGGCACATGGTCGACATCAAGGTGCTCGACCACCCGGTGACTTCCGGCACCACTCCGGCCAAGGCCGCATTCCGCGTCTACAACGCGTGGCCCACGGCCGTCGCATTCTCGGACCTCGACGCTGGCGCCAACGCAATCGTCGTCCAGCAAATGACCCTCGCCCACGAGGGCTTCGAGTTCAAGTTGGCTAACAGTGTCGGGTCGTCTTCCGTTAGTTTCTAATAGCGGATTCCCGAGACTCGACTAGGAGCAAAACCAGTGGCTAACGACCTTAATACCGAGGGGTACACCAACCCCCTCTCCAACCCCGGTGCAGCGAATGCCGCCATTACGGCACTTCTGAACGACGCCGGGGCACAGGTCGCCAAGCCCGAGATCACCCTCCCGGCAGGCGGCAATTTCAGCCTGCCGGGAGGCTACGTTCTGGGCAGCGACTACGCATCCGTCCGCTACGACGCCGAGGTCCGCGAACTGACCGGCGCCGACGAAGAGGCCCTGACCAAGGCCCGCCAGAGCGGTATCGGCAAGTACATCTCCACCCTGCTCACGGCAGGCACCGTCTCCGTGGGCGACGAGAAGACCAGCGCCCCCCTGCTGTCCAACCTCCTGCTCGGTGACCGCGACATGCTCCTCATGGAGATTCGGCGTGCGACCTACGGCGACGAGATCACCTGGGACCAGTACTCCTGCCCGTGGTGCGGCGAGGAGTTCCGCCTGACGGTCACCCTGGACGAGATCCCCGTGCGACGCCTGGAGGACCCCTCCGCCCGCATCTTCGAGGTACCCCTGCGCAAGGGGCGCAAGGCGTTCGTACGCCTGCCTGTCGGCAGCGACCAGGAAGCGCTCCTGGCCATCATCGACCGCGCCACCGAATCCGAGCAGAACACCCTCCTGCTCTCCCGGGTTCTCATTTCCGTGGTCGAAGCGGACGGCTCCGAGAATGCCGTCACTGGTAACCCCGACTTCGCCCGCGCTCTCGGCATCATGGACCGCCAGTCGATCCTCGATGCAATTGAGAAGAACCAGCCAGGCCCGCAATACAATGATGTGAAGTTCCTGCACGATTCGTGCGGAAAGGAGGTCCCCCTCTACATCAAGGTGGGGGACCTGTTTCAGGGCCTGTAACTACTTCGACACGTACTTCGAATACGAGCAACTAGTCGAGCTATCCCCGGCTTGGAGCCTCAGCGAAATTCGCCGGTTGACCGTACGAGAGCGCCTGCACTGGGTGAAGTGGTTCAAGGCGCAACGTAATAGGCGAACTGCTGAGGCGGACAATGGCTGACGAAGGCACGGTGGCAGGACAGGGACCGCTCCTGGGCTGGAACAAAGCCCAGGATGCGATCTCGAAACTGGCGAAGAACGTCGAGTCCCTGAACAAGGGCCTGGAGACGGCTGCCGCCAAGTTCAAGACGGTCGGCGGGGGAGCTGCCGGTCTCTACCAGGGATGGAACAGTCACGGCTCCGGGTCCACTCAGGGCGCCCGGGGCTTTGGCATGCTCGCCAACGACGTGTGGAACGGCACCAGCAACTACGCGCACGGCCGTCCCAACGGCGGTGCGGGCGCTCCGGCCACCGCGCCCCGCGCGGGCACCCAGCAGCGCATGACGACGTCCGCCAATGGCGGCGGGGCCACGTTCTCCGGCCAGACCAACCAGGGCGGCGGAGCGGCCAACAACGGCGGCTCTGGTGGGTCCGGTGGATCAGGCGGCTCGGGCACCAACACCCCGCGCCTGGGCGGGGGAGCAGGCAACAACGGCGGCCAGCGCACAAGCCCCTTCACGCTCAAGGGCGGGCTCAAGGACGCCTACGCCTGGGCCACCAAGCAGATGCCCGACAAGGTCCTCATGGACAGCGTCGTCTACCAGTCGGGCCAGATCTCCTCGCAGTCCTACGGCGCGACCGCGAAGCAGGCGTTCACCAACAACTTCGGCGCCCAGTCCACGACGGACGCGGGACTCGCCTATCAGACCCTCGCGCAGTCCACGGCAGGCTCTCCGGGCTCCTCGAACTTCAACTCGGCGTGGAACTACGCCAAGTCCTCCGGGTACCTCAACCCAGGTGTCTCGGAGGCACAGCGCGTCCAGGGCATGGCGGGTGCGTGGACGGCCGGGTCCTACTACGCCAACCAGGCCATCGGTATCCAGACGATAAAGAACGGGCAGCGCCAGGACCCCCGGCAGATCGCCCGGCAGGTCATGCAGCGCTGGTCGTCGCTGAAGAGCATCAAGAACAAGGACCAGATCCACGACACCCTCAGCGACGGCTCCGCCGTGATGCAGTCGCTGGCACGCACCATGCCTGCGGGCACCCTCCAGCAGGTCAAGAGCGAACTTACCGGCATGCTCAACGCCCAGATCAACGGCGCGTCCGAGCAGCAGTACGTCTCCACGATGAACAAGGCCAACGACGGCAACAAGAGCGCCAGGGCCCAGTTGAAGAAGTGGAACATCGGCGACTCCGATGCGCAGGCCCTCCAGGACCGGGCCGGAACGCTGCGCAATCAGGACGTCAACACACTCCAGCCCTTCAACGACGGACTGAAGACCGCGACCAACTACCTCGACAAGTTCTCAACCGCGCTCCAGTCCTTCCTCAAGAACTCCCACCTGGACACCCCGATCGGCTGGGCCGGTGGTGCCGGTTCCATGGTCGGCTCCGCTGTCGGTTCCGGCCTGGGCACCTACGGCATGATGCGCGGCCTGGGCAGCGTCGCCCGCCTCGGCGGCTTCGGCGGTGGTGGTGGCGGCGGGGGCATGCTCGGTGCTGCTCGCGCGGCCCTCGGTGGCGGTACCGGACCGGCTGCTGGCTTCGGTGCGCTCGGAGGTGCCCTGGACCTTTCCGGGGCCGCCCTGGGCGCTGCTGGCGGCTTTGGGATCGGCGCCTACCTGACGCACCACTTCGGCTCGAAGTTGGTCGACAAGTACGTCCACGGCAAGAAGGCCAACAAGGCCGGTCACATCGGCGTGGACGCGGCGACCGGCGCCCTGACTGGTGCTGCCGTCGGTTCCGTCGTCCCCGTCATCGGTACCGGGGTCGGTGCGCTGGTCGGCGGTGCGATCGGTGCGGGTGTCGGCATCTTCGGTGGCGCTGGAGAGAGCAACGCCTCGGCCGCCACCGGCTCGGGCAAGTCCGGTGCGGTGGCCACAGGGACGCAGGGCGCGGGCAAGACGGCCGCTGCCGTCATCAAGGTCGCCATGAAGTACCTGGGCGTGAAGTACGTCTGGGGTGGTAGCACCCCGAAAGGCTTCGACTGTTCCGGACTGATTCAGTACTCCTTCAAGCAGATCGGTGTCTCGCTGCCCCGTACGGCCGCGCAGCAGCAGAAGGCCGGTAAGCCGGTCAAGCTCGGCCAGGAGCGCGCGGGCGACCTGCTCTTCAACGGCAACCCCGCTCACCACGTCGTGATGTGCATAGGCAACGGCAAGATCATCGAGGCGCCGCACACAGGGGCCTCGGTGCGCGTCCGGTCCTACCGGCCGGGCGAGTTCACCAACGCTGTCCGGATCCTCGGTGCGGTCGGCAACGTCGGCGACTTCACCAACGACAACTCCGACACTGCCGGTTCCGACTCCAACCGCCTGTCCACCATGGGCTTCGGCGGTGACGTCGGCTCGTACGGCTCGGTGGAGGAGGTCGACGCCATCGCGGGTGGTGTCTCCAGCATCGGCGCGGCCAACGTGGGTTCCGGAGTCGGCGCCGGGCAGGGCTCGACGCAGACCACCGACAACGGCAACAACGCGGCTGGTGCTCTGCCGTCGGGAAGCCTGAAGACGTGGATCAAGTCGGCGCTCGGGATCCTGCACCAGGACACAGCCTCCAACGAGCGCTACGTCAACACGATGGCCATGCACGAGTCCGGCGGTAACCCTCGCGCGCAGAACAACTGGGACAGCAACGCCAAGGCCGGGCACCCGTCGAAGGGTCTTCTCCAGACGATCGACTCAACGTTCAACGCGTATTCGATAAAGGGCCACAAGAACATCTGGAACCCGGTCGACAACATCATTGCCGGTGTCCGCTATGCGGATTCACGATATGGCTCCCTGGCGAATGTGCCGGGCATCAAATCGATGGCGAACGGCGGAGGCTACAAGGGGTACGCAGTCGGATCCACGAATATCGACGTGGACCAGACCGCCCGCATCCACAAGGGTGAAATGATTATCCCGGCGCATCAGGCCGACGCCGTCCGTAAGGCGCTGTCGAGCAATACCCCGCTCGCAGGCGGGATCGGCGGGCTTAATACCTCGGGTGGTAAGGCCACCCTCAACTTCCACTCCGGGGCCGTCGTGGTTCAGGTGCAGGGCGCCATGGATCAGACGTCCGCACGGGATGCGGCGAAGCAGTTCATGACCGCACTCGCCGAAGACAGCCGGATCAATCTCATCGCGGCAGGGAACTAATGGCAGCCAGCAAGATCGAAGACAACGGTCCTTTCGACCCCCGGATAGCGAGCATCCCGTTTCTCCAGAAGGACGGGCACAGTTTCGACACCACCAAGAAGTTGACGCGCGGCTTCATCATCATGGAGAAGCCGATCAATGGTGTGCGCTACCGCTGCAACTTCCTGTACAACCCGAGCGAACTCGACATCTCCCACGGCATCGACACCGGTGTCCTGGCCGATCCGAATTCGCAGTTGCCGAACGATGTCACGGCGGGGCAGTTCATCCTGCCTCTCCAGCAGACGCTTTCCTTCGCTCTGCAATTCGACCGCACTTACGAGTTGTGGGACTCCAGCAAGTTGTACGGGGACGCTCTCACGTGGGTGCCAGAGTTCGGCGTGGCGTACGACATCCTGTCGCTGTACAAGATCACAGGTGTTGCTACTCCGATGAGCGCGACCGGCGACAACAAGGCCGACGTACAGGGCGCCATCGACAACTTCAAGAAGGGCTCGTTCTCCACGGGCCCGGCCGGACCGATGATCTACACCCCGGTGTTCGTCGTCATCGGCTCGACACTGTCCTACTACGGCGTCATCCAGCAGTTGGACGTCCGGTACACCCACTGGACCCAGCAGATGATCCCCCAGCGCTGTGTGGTCAACGTGACGGTGACGCTGCTGCCGACCCCGCAGGGCGGCAACAAGTACGCGCCGATCATCGGCCCACGGCTGCCTAACTCGGGCGACCCGCTGTCGACGTCGGAGCAGTTGGGCAAGAACGGAAAGGCTGGCCGATGATCTCCTCGAACTCCCGCTACGCGGACTCCACCCTCGCGCTGGTCTCCTCCGGCCGGGGCACCAACCTCACCATCGTGCCGGGCCAGCAGCGCGAGTGGTCCTTCCAGTTCACCTACCACCAGTGGACCTCGGCCGACCGCATCGACCTGGTCGCCACCCAGTTCTACGGCGACGCACGCCTGTGGTGGCACATCGCGGACGCCAACCCCGAGGTCATGGACTGGACTGCCCTCACCCCCGGCCAGATCATCAGGATCCCCAGTGTCTGAACAAGCACCGGTCACCCGTCTGACGATGGGCACCGACCGCATCACGGACTACATCACGCGAGTGGAGGTCCGCGAGGGCTACGGCGTGCACTCGATGGTCATCATCGACGTGACCACCCCTCCCACGTCCAAGAACCCCTACGGCGAACTGACGCCCGTCGTGCTCGACTACGGCCGCTCACCGAACGACTTGGTCCGCTGGAACGGCTACGTGCACCACTCCAGCACGCTTGCCTCCTCCGACACCCTCCACATCACGGTGCGGTACATCTGCATCGGGACCACGCTGCCTATGAACACCCAGCGCACCCGGTCATGGAAGAACGTCTCGCCGACGTCGATCGTGCGGCAGGTGGGCCGGGAGAACGGCCTGCGCACCGTCATCTCCCCGTCCGCCCGGCGCCTGACCTACTGGGCCCAGACTGGCGATAGCGACTTCAAGCTGGTCAACGACCTCGCGTCCGAGACCGGTTTCCGCTTCTGGGTGGAGGGCGCCACCCTGTACTTCCTCGACCCGCGCATTCTCCTCCTCGGCCAGAAGGCCCAGGACATCCCAGTGTTCTCCAAGAACCAGACCCCAGGACTTTACGACACCCTCCAGAGCCTTTCCATCCTCACCGGCACGATGATTCCCCGCAGCAATGGAAAGGCCAGCACCTCGGTGATTTCCGGCCTGGACGCGAAGACCGGAAAGGTAATCAAGGCGTCCTCGACCTCAGACACCGGCATCGGCACGTTCCTGAATTCCATCTCCACCGCCCGCGCCGTGGACAACTACGCTGACGCACAGGCCCTTATGGAAGCACGCACTCTCGCGTCTCGCGGCTGGATCACCATGCAGGCCACGATTTACGGGACGGCGAAAGTCGCTCCCGGAACGCTCGTCGGGATCTCCGGCAGTTCCGTTTCGTCGGACAACAAGGGCCGGTGGATGGTGACAGGCACCAAGCACGTTATCAACCGGGACAAGAACAACAAGGGCCTGATGTTCACCACGACCGTCGATGCGGAAAGGGACCAGCCCTACGCGGTAACATTCCGAAGCGATGCGAACAAGCGATTCAAGTTCGACACCGTCCCGGCTGTTCTGAGGAACAGGCAGTTCTGGGAATCAAGTCTTCTGGAGGACATCAATGTCGGCTGATCCGGTGCTGGGAATGTACCGGGCGAGCGTGGCCAATAACCAGGACCCGCTGAACGAGGCCCGCGTCACGCTGCTCATTCCGCAGGTACTCGGAAACGCCGAGAGCGCCTGGGCCGCCCCCGCTTCCCCGACCAACACGATCCCGCCGGTCGGCCAGACGCTGTGGGTGCAGTTCTCCGGCGGTGACATCACCAAGCCGGTCTACTCCCCGCTCGGCATCAAGGCCGTTCAGGACCAGGTCGACAACCTGCCCAGCGGAGGGACGCTAGACGTCCTGCCGCCGAAGGAGCCCACCGCACTCACCCTCACCACGGTGCAGTACGTCACCGCCGAGGGCACCACCCGGGCCCGCGTGACGGCGAGCTGGACCCCGCCCACGGAGAACCAGGACGGTACTGCACTCACTGACCTGTCCCACTACCTGCTCCAGACCTCCTACGACAACAGCAACTGGAGCGGCGGCTTCGTCACCACGGAGGACCTGGTCCTCCTCGACGGGCTTAATACCGGCGTGGCCCTCTACGTGAGGGTCGCGGCCTTCGACACCAGCAACAACACCTCCCTGTGGGCGAGCGCCAACATCACCACGGCGTCCGCTTCCACCCCGCCTCCGGTGCCCTCCGCGCCGGGGGTCCTCGGGGTGCTCGGTGGCCTGCGGGTCACCTGGGACGGCAAGGACAACACCGGTGCGGCAATGCCTGCGATCTTCTCCCACGTGCAGGTGCAGCGGGACACCACCTCGGCGTTCTCCAACCCCGTCGTGATCGGCACGCTGCCCGGCCCCGACTTCCTGTACGACTCCATCCAGAACTACGCCAGCGCCTACTACTACCGGCTGGTCGCATACTCCAAGGTCGGCATCGCCTCGGCCCCGTCCGGCTCGAACTCGGACACCCCCAAGCAGGCTGTCGCCCAGGACATTCTCGATGGCTCACTGTCAGCGGCGAAGATCGCGGTCGGCGCCATCGACAACACCAAGCTGGCGGCGAACGCCGTCCTGGCCGCGAACATAGCCAACGGGGCTGTCGAGGCAGGCAAGCTGGCGGCCCTGGCGGTCGGCACCACGAACATCGCCAACAACGCGGTCACCGGCACGCAGCTCGCCGACGCCACGATCGGGTCAGCGAAGATCATCAACGGCGCCATCGGCAACGCACAGATCGCCGACGCGGCCATCAACAACGCCAAGATCTCCGACCTCGACGCGGGAAAGATCAACGTCGGCACGCTCAACGCCGCGCGCATCGCGGCCGGATCGCTGGACGCCTCGAAGATCACCGCCGGGACGCTGACGGCTACCCAGATCCTGGCAGGCTCGATCACAGGCGACCGGCTCGCAGCCAACACCATCACCGCCAACCAGATCGCGGCGAACACGATCACGGCCAACGAGATGGCGGCCGGAACGATCACGGCCCAGAGCGGTGTCATCGCCAGCATCGACGCCAGCAAGATCACCGTCGGCAAGGTGACTGCAACCCAGATCGACGCGACGAACCTGGTGGTGTCCGGCGGGAACGTAAGCGGGCAGGTCTCCTCCGCAGCCACGGCCGGTTCCGCGACGACGGCAGGTTCATCGTCCTCGGCGACCACGGTCACCGGCTCCATCGGCGCGGGCGTCAGCATCCCGGCGAACCAGTTGAACAACAGCACCATCCCGACCACCACGACGATCAACGGTGGCTCGATCACCACTGGCACCATCAGCGCATCCGTGATCGGGGCACGGTCCATCACCACGGACAAGATGGTTATCGGCGATACGTCGAACATCCTCCTGGACCCACAGTTCACGCAGAACAGCAGCGCCTGGAACTGGAACTCCAATGTCGTCCGGACGGTCGCCAGCGACCCCAGCGTGCCCACAGGCGCTCCGGCTACGTACGTCGCCAAGATCACCAACCAGACCAGCGCCAACACCGACCTCACGTGGAAGCACACGAACACCACCACGACCGGCATGCCGGTAACTCCGGGGGAGTCGTACTACGTGGAGGCGTGGGTCGTCGCCTCCAGCGACTGCAACGCCAACATGCGGTTCTTCCTCACAACGTGGGACGCATCCGGCGCCAACACGGCCTGGCCGAGCGTGGGCACCACCTTGCCGTCCGCAGCGCAAACCTGGACCAAGATCAGCGGCCAGATCACCATCCCGTCCGGTAAGTACCTCGCCACCTTCGGTATCGGCTCCACACAGACCACTCCCACTACGGCCACCGGTGCCTGGTTCGTCACCAACGTCAAGATGCGCAAGGCTGTGGACAACGCGCTGGTGGTGGATGGATCCCTCACCGCCAGCAAGATCACCGCAGGCACCCTGACCGTCGACAAACTCAGCGCCGGACTCCAGGCCACCGTCGGCCAGAAGTTTTACGACTTCGGCATGGACGCCAGCAAGTGGAGCAACGGAAGCACCGGCACGATGACCTCCGTCGCCGTCAGCGACGCGGCCTCCGGCGGATACGTCATGCGCTGCACTGGATACGTCATGGGTGCCTACCGCCCAGACATGCTCGTACCTTTCGACCCGGGAGTCACCTACCGCGTCACCGCACGCATCCGGCAGACCGTAGCCAACTCCACAGCAGGCACCAACCAAAACGTCTACGTCGGCGTAACCGGCATCGCGGCCGACGGCGTGACACTGGTCAACATCAACGGCTCGAACTCGCGGAGCAGCCAGGCGTACTGCGCCACGAGAACCACCTGGCAGACCACGGGAGGCGGCTGGACGGTATACACCGGCTACATCAAGGGCACGGCCGCAACCGGCGATGCGGGCCCCAACAACAGCCCGACCAATCCGATGCGTTTGCACCAGAACGTGAAATTCATCAGCCCCTGCCTGTACGCCAACTACAACGGTGGCGACGGCACGGCTGAAGTCGACATGTTCACCATCGAGGTCGTCGAGACCGGCCAGGTCAACTCAGCCAACATCAACCTCGGCAACGTCAACGCCTCGCACCTCTCCCTGGGCTCCGTATCCGGCAACCTGGTCAGCAACCCGGGCTTCGAGGACTCCTCCCGCACCGGCTGGACCCTGACCCAGAGCGACAGCACCCTGGCCACCACAGTGGCAAAGATCGAGATCGCGCAGGGCGGGTACCCGGCGCGCTCCGGTCAGGGCAAGGCCGCACTGGGGGTCAACAACACCGGCACCGCGACCGCGACCAGCGACCCGTTTCCTGTCGTCGCCGGACAGACGTACATGCTCCGGTACTGGTACTACGGCATCGGGCACCTGCACGTCACCTTCGAGACCAGCCCGGACAAGGTCACCTGGACCGACCAGATGGCTGGGGTCAACGACGTCACCTACAACGCTGCGGCGTACACCGAGGACATCTTCGAGATGACGGCGCCCACGGGAGCACTGTGGGGCCGGGTCACCTTCCAGCAGTTGAACCCCGGATCGTACGGACTGTCCACCTCGTCGTTCTCCTACATCTGCGTGGACGACGTCCTCGTCATGCGCGAGGGCTACGGCGCCACGGACATCTCTGCCGCTGGCATCCGGCTGTTCGGGCCGGACGGATCGCTCGGCACGGAACTGACCACGTCCAACGCCTACGCCACCTTCGCGGGCGGAGCAGCGAGCATCGACCCCAACGGCGTGGGCACCTTCAAGTCGATCTTCACCCCGCAGCGCCCAGCGGGGGCAGCCTCCGACGACCCGACCGGACAGATCTGGTACCAGGGCCAGGAAATGTCCGACCTGCTGTGGAACATGGCCTGGGGCTTCGTCACCTACGAACGCGGCTGGACCAACCGGCCGGACTCCGGCACCACCGGACCCGGATACACCGCCGAGACCGGCCTGATCGAGTTGTCCTTCACGGCCGTAGAGGGACGGATGTACCGCATACGTGCAAGATCACAGTTCGACTTCTACGGGGGTACAGGCAACAACGTGTTGCAGAACGCCATCACGGTGTCCGGCACGACTACCTCGGTCAACGGCTGCACGATCATCACCCCGAACGGTGCCAGCCCGACAGTGTCCAACACTGTGGTAGGACGTAACTTTGCGCTGTCATACGACGGCGGAGGTACCGACTTCACCTGCGAGGTAGAGGCCATCCTGGTGTGTTCCTCCGACCCGGGAGGGCTGTACGGGTCAACGACCGGAATAGCCCCCGGAACGCACCGGATGCTCTGGACGGCGGTAAAGCACGCGGGCAACGCCACCGGCTGGTACATGCGCAACTACAACCCAGCGCAGTCCTCGGACTTCTACGTCGAAGACATCGGCCCGGCTGTCCACGAAGGCGGTGTGTACAACACAGGTGGCGCCTCGGTGGTGGCCACTCAGACGTACACCAAGACGTACAACGCGATCTGGTCCCGCCGGTACGGAAACGCCGGATACACCGACGGCACCGTGTACCAGGGCTACTACTCCAGCACCTGGGGCACGCAGAAGTCGATGGTCTACTTCGGCACCCAGCCCTACACCGACATGGGTTCCACGGCGAAGGTCTCCAAGGTCGAGGTCTACCTCTACAACAACCACTGGTACTACAACGGGGGTGGCACGGCGCACATCGGTGCATTCACCGGAACCACCGAGCCGACGTCTTTCGGTGGCAGCGGAGTGAACCTCACCGTCTCCTCGTGGCCCGTTGGCGCCGGAAAGTGGGTAACCCTTCCGTCATCCTGGAATTCCAGTTGGAACTCGGCCACCCCGTATCGTGGAATAACGCTAGGTGCGGATCTTGGCTCCAGCACCGACAAGACCTACTACGGGTACTTCGCCGGTGTCGGGGATTCCCACCCTCCGCAGTTGCGTATCACATACACCAAGTGAGGAAGTCACTTAATGCCTGACATTACCGTCACGGTTCCTGACGACGTCTGGCCGCGCATCGCTGCCGCGTTCCACACCTGCTACCCGAACAACGCCGACACCCCGGACGTGGATCTCGTTCAGTTGGCCGCCAAGTCCTACATCCGAGACATCTGGGTAAGCACCGAGCAGGCGACGAACTCAAACGCTGCGGCTCCGCGCTACAACCAGGTCGCCGAGGACTACAACACCGCACGGCAGGCAGTCGACTCCGACATCCAGGCGCAGAACAACCAGGTCCTCGCGGATTCCCAGGCTGCGTTCCCCGGAATCTGACGTAGAACCGTAAGTGCAATCTCGGTAGGCATTCCTGGGAGAATGCAAGCATGCCTACCGAGATTGCATTTCCGTTTCGCCTAGCGTCCGACGGGACTATCGCCGTCGAGACGAATCCGGACAGGCAG